GGTATGTTTTACCAGCTTCCCATAATCCAAGATAGTTATCTAGATTAATAGGGGCTTCCAATATTTGTGAGAACTCTTGGCTATCGACTAATGGTTCACATTTAATTCGCCATATATGTGGATACCAAGTTTGAGAAAATCCCTCGCTTGCGTAGTTTGTATCAGTGATTTGATAGAAGCGTTTCAATGCTACCGGAATTGTTTCTTTTAATGGATTGTAATCTAGTAAATGAGGTAACTCTAACACATCACCTACCATTAACTTACGCCCAACAATGTTAATCATATCATTGTAGTGGATAGTGATGAAAATAATATCATTGTTCAAAAATAAACCAAATTGACTTAAGTCAAAATCTAAATTCTGGACATTGTAATGCCCACGCAACCGATAAATATCGGGAGCATATGTTCGATCTCTGTTTTCTAAAAATAGCAAATCTTGAATATTGTTTGGGTTCAAGGCGTCATACTGTGGTTGAGTATAATCTGCGGATGGACCCTGATCTGTTGGCCCTAGATATTTATGAATGTATAAATCTGTGCCGCCAACGGTAAACATTTCCGATATGGTTCTGTCCATAAATCGATAGTCATTTTGTTTATTTGGGCGGTAAAGTGATAGGCGGGGCACGGCGTCCTCCTTAAGCTATTTGGGGTGTATGAAGCATAATGTATTTATCGGAATAGGCTTGACAATAAATGGAGAATCATATATAATGCTATTACAACTTGAATTTCGGAGCATCTATGATCAAAAAAGCAGCAAAGAAGTCAGCAACTGACTTTTCCCTAGTCAAAACGTTGAATCCTCGCGATCCTGATACTCAGTATATGGGCGATGAACCAATGTTTGCGATACAACCCGCTGAACGCGGCTCTACTTTGGCTAAAAGCTTTTCTTGGTATCATCGGTTCTATGGTAAAAAACAAGCAAAAGACCTATTGGTTCAGTATCTAGACTTACGCAATCGGACTGCTGATGCAAAAACAATGGGTAAAGTAGATGAGAGTGAGCTAAGTCTAACCCTATGTTGGTTGGCTAGGATGAATCTCAGGGGACTAGATTTGAATGAACACGAAGAATACACATTGCAAAATGAGATTTCTAGGTTGCTCAGGACCGTAAGTGCGCCCGAAATAAAAGAATCTAGTAATACTGGTGGGGCAAAGAAAGAAGTTGTTGATGCGAACCGTCCTAACGTTCAGGAAATTATGAGGGAACGTGCCCGAGAAGCAGCGGGTGAGATTGAGGGCCTGTTTGATGAATTCATCCAACTTGGAGCACCCACAAAACACAACCTTCGTCCTATTGATGAAGTAGCGAAAAAAAACGTGATGCCACAGCACATTAGCATTCTCACTGAGGTGTGGAAGAAAAAACAGGATGAGTTTCAAACTGTACTAGACGGCACAGATGCTCAATTGATTCAGGGCTATGCGAGATTCTCTAAGACTCAACTAAAGAATATCCTAAAGTTTACTGAGTTGGTGTTGACTGATCTGTCAAGCTACATTACAGTGAAGAAGGTGGCCCGAGCACCTCGTAAAGTGAAGGCTGTTCCTGTTGAAAAGACAGTAAGCAAGCTGAAGTACCTGAAGGTGTTCAAGGATGTAGCGATGAAATTGGATCTAGTGAGCATCAGCCCAGTTAAGCTACACGGTGCTTCAGAAGCTTGGTTGTTTGATACAGCTAAACGCAAGCTGATTTATTTATGTGCTGATGAGTACAGCAAGACTTTCACTGTGAAGGGCACAACAATTCTCGGCTTTGACACAAATAAAAGTCAGAGTAAAACACTAAGACGCCCCGGTGAGCAAGTTAAGGAATTTTTGAAGTTAGGTAAGCCGGCATCGCGGAAGTTCTTTAACGAAATTAACACGGTAGCAACAGCCCCGAATGGTAGGACAAATGATAATATGATTATTCTTAAAGCTTTTTAACAAAAACCCAATTCATATGTGCTGATATGCGTTTCCCGTTAATCATTTTAATGATTTCACCTTTGTTAAGATTGCGGGCGTGTATCATGTCATAACGGGTAGAAGCAATGATTTCACCTGTTATTACATTTTGCCATTCATATCTATTATGATCAAATCTACCATTACCTGATCCAATCTTACTCTCACGAACTGATGGGATAAGAGATGGATTTTCAAATCCATATTTTTTAATCATTGCTTTTTTATGATGATCGCTTCCGAAATATGATGGGTGATTTTTTGGAATTACTCCTTTTTTACCAATAGATATTTTTTTTGGATCTGGACCTCTACCTTCAGCCCATCTCGTTAATGCGGCTCTTCTTTTCTTTTCTTTGTCTGCATCGGATTGAACAGCCCCGATCCCCCCTTCGCCGCCGGCAGTGCGATTTCTTAGAATTCCGGTGCTTAAATCTTTTCTCCCGTACCATCTTATATATCGACGCTCTAATGCAAATGCACCGACTTCAGAAAGACCGGCTTCTAATACTACAATCCTGGTGTTATCAGTCGGTGAGATAATCGCTTCATTCTTACCATGACTCCATGCTCTCTTTCCCTTGCCCTTGCCTATGTAATATGGTGTGCCATCTGTCCGGAGATAGGCGTATGTGTAAAATTCAATCGGTGGATTCTGTTGTGAATAAATAGTCATGCTGATACTCCCGTAAAGTTTTAGAGTAACTGGGCCTGCAAGCCGCGAGTTACACTATTATTTAGTCCTAATATACTCAAAAGGGCTCTTCGGAGCCCATTGCCACGGCGTCCTATTCGCTTGATTATTGCGCTGAAATAGCGTAAAATAAGATTTTATAGGAAAAGTATGAGCATCGATCTAAACAAATATAAAGACTTTGTTGCGGCTGTAACCAGTCAGCCGAGCAATGATCACACAACTTTTATCAACCAATGTGATCAACTCAGTGAATCTATTACCCCATCAGTCAACGTTCCTCTATTACTCACTGCGTGTTTAGGGTTAGCAGCAGAGTCAGGTGAATTTATTGAAATTTGGAAGAAGGTTATCTTTCAGGGTAAGCCACTGAACGAAGAAAATGTTTTTCACGCTAAGCGAGAATTGGGTGATATCTTTTGGTATTGGATCAACGCTTGTAGGGCACTCGACTTGGATCCCGATGACGTTATTCTTGAAAACATTAAGAAACTAGAATCTCGGTATCCGGGAGGTAACTTTGACTCATTCTGGTCAGAAAATCGTAAAGAAGGCGATATCTGACACTTGATTGGGCTGTTAATTCTGCCCTTTCCCATTGACTAAAAGGTGTGCGCTACCTCGAAAGCGTCGATAATCCGTCCTCAATCCATGTTGTGACGGTAGAGATAGGAGAAAGTCAACTCCCTATTTATAGGACTACCCCTCACGGGATGCCTAAATACCTGCCCTCTGTGCAGTAGTGTTTCCTATATCTTAATGGTTGTGATGTCGAAAGACACTGAAAAGAATGCCGCGTCATAGTAATAGCAATAGAGGGCGCGGGCTGGTAGGGTATACCTGATGAATAATTACCCTGCATAACAGCGAATATGGTAGTTTCCCGAATAATTCGGGTTAGTGAGATATAGTCAATCCTCCACTTTAATAACTAAATTCATCGTTGCCCTCGAAAGAGCCTCAAGAATATCCGATATTTTTGGCAAGTGGATTTATATCTACTTGCCTTATTCCTAAGAATAATAGAAAGAACAACGGCCGTATACGTACACCTGATAAATACAATACTATCAGGTAACCCAATATGACTGCAAACATACTTAACACTCCCAATGGTCTAACCCTAGATCAATTAAAGGAATCTTTATTCACTAACCTGAGGTATAGGCTAGGTGATGGTATTATTGATTTAGAGTTAGACCCGCAACATTATCAAGCAGCGTACAACTATACTATTAAGGTATATCGTCAGCGGGCACAAAATTCAACGGCTGAATCTTATACACTGATGACTGTTTTGAAAAATGTGGATACGTACACCCTGCCCTCTGAATTCATCAATGTAAGAAGTTTATTTAGAAGAACAGTAGGTCTTGAAACCGGACCATCATCCTCATCATTTGACCCATTCTCTAGTGCTATTCTTAACACATATCTTTTGAATTATAACGGCACCGGCGGTATGGCAACATATGACTTTTACGCAGGTTATGTAGAACTAGCTGCAAGAATGTTCGGTGGTTATGTAAATTACACCTTTGATCCTGTCACCAAAGTGCTTAGAGTTGTTAGAGACTTTAAGGGGACTGGCGAGAGAATTTTAATTTGGGCAGATGTTCAACGCACCGAAGAAGTATTGTTGCAAGATCCTGGTGCCGGCGTTTGGATTGGTGATTATATATTTGCTGTTCTTAAAGGCATCATCGGTGAAGCTCGCGAAAAATTCGCGACAATAGCCGGACCATCTGGTGGTACATCATTGAATGGTGCTGCTATGAAAGCTGAATCTAAGGCTTTGCAGGAACAACTTATTGACGAACTAAAACGATATGTGGATTTTTCACAGCCCCTGACATGGATCCAAGGTTAACCTAAAACTCTTTACTTTTACAAACTCCTATAGTATAATATACGATAGGAGTTTTTTTATGACCATTGTGGGTGTAACTGGGTTGATAGGATCGGGTAAGGACACCATTGCAGACTATCTGACTATCTATCACGGATTTAAGCGAGTAAGTTTTGCAGCATCACTCAAAGATGCAGTAGCCGCAGTATTTGGTTGGAATAGAGAATACTTAGAAGGTTCCACAAAAGCAAGTAGAGCGTGGCGAGAACAAAAAGATATTTGGTGGAGTGAACGATTGGGGATAGACATTACCCCTCGTTGGGTTCTACAATATTGGGGCACAGAAGTATGTCGTGATGGATTTCACCCTGATATTTGGGTAGCAAGTGTAGAGAATAAGATCCGTCAAACATCCGATAACATTGTAATCACTGATTGCAGATTTGCAAATGAAATAAATGTTATTAAAAAGGTAGGCGGCATCACACTTAGGGTCGAAAGAGGTGATAGACCTGGCTGGCATACTAGTGCGGTTAAGTACAATACTGCCCCCACAAATAGCGAAGAATGGATGCGGGCTAAATCTGTCTTGGATAGCATTGGGGTCCACGCTAGTGAATACAGTAGTGTGGGGCTAGAGTATGACCATTATATTGATAATAATGGTACCATGGACCAGCTACATTCTCAGATAAAGTCACTAGTCAACTTGTAAATCCCCTCGTTTCCAAGTAACTTCCTTTCGTTTCACCACCTCGACACAACACAAGCAAACTGTTCTTAGATTTGTAAGAGCAATATTTTCTAAGTTGCCATCAATATGGTAGACAGTAGTTTGTGTTGTAAATAAACTCCTAAAGCCACATATGTCACACGTGGCTTTTTTCTTATAGCCACTCTTGGTCCAGTTTGCGACACGAGGCTTCAGGTTATTCCTCTTCCTGCCACATTCATCACATCTACTACGATAGTGAGTGATACCTGTACGGATGTAGTTTATTGCACAAACGTTCTTGTTACAATAGTTACATATGGGCCTCATAGATGTATTTATTTTATTCCAACCTTCGAAGGCACCGTTACGGCGTCTTTTTTCATAGTAAATGCTAAATACTACTATGCATTTAGGTTGTAAACCTCATAATCTTACTAAAGGAAAATAAAATGGCATTAACCTCACCAGGCGTAGAAGTTACTATTATCGATCAGAGTCAGTATCTTCCAGCCCCAACTAATTCTGTCCCACTTATTGTGTTGGCTACAGCACAAAACAAAGCTGATCCGACTGGTACCGGAGTGGCCCCGGCTACAACGGCAGCTAATGCGGGCAAACTATTCCAAGTTACTAGTCAACGTGATCTTGTCAGTTTATATGGCAATCCGTTTTTCTACACAACAACTAACGGAACACCTATCCAAGGATATGAGCTTAATGAATATGGGCTATTGGCAGCTTATTCAGTTCTTGGCGTTACTAATCGTTGTTATGTTCTTCGTGCAGATATTGATTTAGCAAGTCTTGTAGGTCAGGCAGGTCGTCCAACTGGAAATCCAGCTACCGGTACATATTGGTTAGATACTTCTACCACTGAGTGGGGCATTTATCAATTCAATGCTACAACAGGTCAGTTTGTTAGACAAGTTCCAATAGTTATTACTGATACCGCACAATTGTCAGCTGGGTTTCCATTAGCAAGTATTGGTAACATTGGTGACTATGCAGTAAATGCATTAGAAATAACTGCTGCTCCCACAGCATCCTCATCAAGAACATATTTCTACAAAACAACTGCAAACGCATGGATTGCGGTTGGTGTCGCCGCATGGAAAGCAGATTGGCCGACCGTACAGGGCACTGAGTCTTTGCCCACGTTGAACGCAGGAGATACATTCATTATTTCTCTCAACAATGAAGTTCCGGTAACAATTACCGTTCCAGACGATGGCGGCGGAAATGGTAGTGTGGGGTCAGTATCAAATGAGATCAACTTGCTAGACTGGAAATATCTGACTGCTTCAGTACGAGATGGTAAATTGTGTATCTTTGGTACGCAGATAGAAGGGTATGACGACTCTAGTCAGTTTGTCAATATCGCAGCCGATACCGGCACTGTGCTTGATGACATGGGAGTTCTTGTCGGTGATTACTACCAACCAAAATTGGAATATGGTACCTCAGCCGAGCAACCATTATGGAGCGCAAGTCAAGCAAATCCTCGTCCAACTGGTTCGGTATGGATTAAGACTGGCGCATCCGGCAATGGTCTAGCACCAGCTGTTTCAGAATTTAATGCAACAATTGCTGCTTGGACGCCCAAGACAGTGGTAGTGGCCCCCTCAGATTGGGCCGTTGATTCAATGGTTGACTCGACCGGCGGTGGCGCTATTCCCGCAGGTAGTGTGTATGCACAATATGCCTTTAATGGTGAATTTAATCCATCTCCGGTCTATCTGTGGGAGAGAATTGCTACTGGTCCTACCGTAGTTACAGGCACAGTTGCTAATCCGGTGTTTTCGGCTGGCGCATACCAATCAACAGTGACTGTCTCGTCGCCTGGTAGCTCAACACTATCTGCTGCATATCCTCTAACTATACCTGACAACGCTACGGCTACTGGGTTTGTGACTGCATGGTCTGCCGCTGCAATCCCCTTCACTACCGCTGCAGTGACTACTGACGGTGCAATTCAATTAACACACACTGAAGGTGGGGTGATTATTATTAATGACATCAGCGCAACAGGTGTTACTAATGGAATGCTATCCACAGCAGGATTTATTGTTGGCACTACAGACGGCTGTAAGTATGGCCCTTCTTCAGCAATCGTATTTAATGGAGTGGTTCAATCGGCTACTACGGGAGTAGGTTCAGGATTGGACATTAATGTCACTATGGAATACGGCTATTATCAGGTTGATCCGACTACATTTGACAATGATGGCACTGGATATGCTGTCGGCGATACAGTTACCTTCCCCGGAGCTTCATACGGTGGCACGACCCCGAGCAACAACGTAGTTGTAATTATTGCAGAAGTAGGTGTAGGCGGTGCAGTAGTTAGTCTAACACAGGGAGTAACATCGGCCATTGTTTCCGTGCAAACTTTCTCAGTTCAGTTGAGTAATTGGAGAGAGTTCACATACACTTCAAATGAAGGTGAGCCAGTAGCTGATCCTGCAAATAACGCAAATTGGTTCTACAGTGTTGTGGATCAGGTTGATATAATGGTAAACTATGATGGTGCATGGGCCGGCTATAAAAATCAAAACTATGATAGCAACGGCTTCCCGACACCAACTGGTAGTAATGCTACTGATCCTGCAGGCCCAATCATAAGCGCATCTGAACCTGTTACCCAAAGCGACAGTTCAGCCCTTGTATACGGTGATCTTTGGATAAGCACTGCCGATCTAGAAAATTATCCGATAATTTCTCGTTGGCAGTCAGTTGATGGTGAAGATAAATGGGTTTTGATTGACAATACCGATCAAACTAATCCAAATGGTGTTGTATTTGCAGATGCTCGTTGGGCGACTAACGACACAACTAGTCCTACAAATGACCCGATACCAACCATAGTTAGCTTGCTAACTAGTGATTATCTAGATATCGATGCTCCATCGTATTCTCTATATCCTACAGGTATGCTGTTATTCAACACCCGTCGTTCTGGTTACAATGTTAAACAGTTTAAGTCAAACTACTTTAATACCACTAACTTCCCAGGACAGGCATTGCCAACTGAAACCAGCACTTGGTTGTCTGTTAGCGGATTGCAGTCGAATGGCGCACCTTATATGGGTCGTAAGGCACAGCGAGCAATGGTAGTTCAGTCATTGCGTTCAGTGATTGACACTAACACTGATATTCGGGATGAAGATAACTTCTTTAACTTGATGGCTAGCCCTAACTATCCAGAAATGCAACCTAACATGATTGTATTGAATTCGGATCGTGGCGAAACAGGATATATCTTAGGCGATACCCCGATGGGCTTAGCTGATAGTGCAACCGACATTCAAGCGTGGGCAACTAATGCAGTTGGTGCTACATCTACCGGCGAAGAAGGCTGTGTTTCTAGAAATACATACATGGGTCTATTCTATCCAAGTGGTATCACATCAGACTTGTCAGGTAATTTAGTTGCTGTTCCCCCATCGCATATGATGTTGCGTACATTCTTAAGAAATGACACCATTTCTTATCCTTGGTTAGCAGCAGCAGGAACACGCCGCGGTATCATTGATAATGCAGCAAACATTGGCTATATTAATAGAGTCACTGGTGAATTTGTGACTATCAAAACACGTATCGGTATCCGTGATGTTCTATACATTAACTTCATCAACCCGCTAGTGTTCTTCACTGGTAATGGCTTGTTGAATTATGGTAATAAAACAAGCTTCAATTCGACTAGCGCATTGGATAGAACCAACGTTGCAAGACTTATTGCTTATATGCGTCGTCAACTAACACTAGCAGCAAGACCGTTTGTGTTTGAACCTAACGATGCATTAACACGTAAACAGATTGCAGGCGTAATGGAGTCGTTAATGATTGACTTGGTTGCAAAACGCGGCATTTACGATTATCTAGTGGTGTGTGATGAGTCAAACAATACTCCTGCTAGAATCGATAGAAATGAACTTTGGATCGACGTTGCGGTGGAGCCGGTTAAGGCAGCTGAATTTATCTACATCCCAGTTCGTATATTGAACACCGGTGAACTGTCAGGTGCGTAAGTAAAATGAGTGCCTCGGAAGGGGCACCCATTAAAGATAAATAGTATTAATATGAAAATATGTCCACAATGTGGCAACTTGCGAGTGATAAATAATATGTCAAGGTGGCGTGTTGATTTTTGCTCTCAGAAAATTTTAACGGCCAAAGTGCCACAAGGAGAATAATTTATGGCGACAGCTAGCCAAAGTTTGTTTAATATGACTGTAGCCAGCGATAATGCTGGTGGCAATCAAGGCATGTTGATGCCTAAACTACAATATAGATTCAGAGTTAACTTTTTGAATTTCGGTGTTGATGCAGTTAATGGATTGCAATTAACCAAGCAAGTTATTGATTGCTCACGTCCTAACTTAACTTTCACCGAAATCACAATACCAGTATACAACTCTACTCTATACTTGGCGGGCAAGCATTCTTGGGCACCGTTCACAGTAAACGTCAGAGATGATGCTACTGGAAGCGTGTCTAGAGCAGTCGGTCAACAATTGCAAAAGCAATTGGACTTTGTAGAACAAGCTAGTGCTGCAACCGGGCAAGACTATAAGTTTCAAGTTAACGTTGAAATATTAGACGGTGGCAACGGAGCATCAGCACCAGCAGTTCTTGAAACGTGGGAATTATACGGTTGTTTCTTACAAGTAGCTAATTACAATGCATTGAACTATGCTACTAATGAGGTAGTTACTATTGCAATGACAATTCGTTATGATAATGCAGTTCAATCGCCATTAACTGCTGGTGTAGGTGCTTCTATTGGTCGTATTCTAAGCGGAGCATCGACAACAGGTATTGGCGCAGCAACTTAATATATCTAACGTCATATGGCGGGATTTATACAAAATCTTCTTACGGACGCTGCCGGAGCATTCTTCGGCAGCGAATACCTACGGGATTACACGCACGCAGCAAAAACATTTAGGACTAACGGTTACGCCTATTCTCCTAAATTAAAGTTTTTATTCCATACTTTCTTTGACATCAACACCCAAGCCTATAATCAAAATGTAGGTACTGGTGCTAATTTCGGGTTACTGGTTAAAACAGTAAAGCTTCCTTCTTTTTCGTTTGCTACCCACGAGTTAAATCAGTACAATCGTAAAAGAATAGTTCAGACCAAGATTAAATATGAACCAATCAGCATATCATTCCACGATGATAATAACAACCTAATTAGAGATTTGTGGAGAGCATATTACGGTTACTACTACGCAGATGGTACCAAACCTAGTGTGAGTTTTACAGGTGCTCGGGGAGCAGCAGGCCCAGCGCCCGGTGGTGCTGCTTCTGCTAAAGGTACAGTGGTTGATTATAATTCCAGAACTCCGTATGCTCCTGATTTTACTAGTAATAATGATTGGGGGTATATAGGTGAGACAAAGCTGCCTTCAGGACCAAATACTATTAAAGTTCCGTTTTTTAAAAATATAACAGTGTTTGGATTTAACCAGCATAAATTTTCAGCATACACTTTAATCAATCCCATCATTACACGATTTAACCATGATACCTATAGCTACGCTGAAGGCAGCGGCACTATGGAGCATACCATGGACATAGATTATGAAACTGTAGTATATGACTCAGGTAATATGGATGGAAGAACTCCTAGCAACATAGTCACTGGATTTGGAATGAATGATAGTTATGATAGGCGTTTAAGCCCTATCGCAAAACCAGGCTCTAATGGTACTATTCTAGGTCAAGGTGGATTAGTTGATGCAGCGGGTGGTGCGATGACGGATCTAGCAAATGGCAACATCCTAGGTGCTATACAAAAAGCAGGTACTACGTATAATACATTTAAGAATTTGAATTTAAAACAAGTTGCGAAACAAGAAGTATTAACTGGATTACAAAATTCTCTGACGAATACACCTAATGTAAATAGAAATACGTTGTTTGATATTCCAGGCGGCCCGGGTACATCACCTGGCCCATCAGGATTAGCCGGATCTCCGACAATTGGGGCAGCACAATCTCCCAAGATGATAGGTCCTACAAACGCAGGAACTACAACAGGTAACAGGTAATGGCACAAATTATTGATAACAGAGCATCCTTGTTTGAACAAACGATTAGAATTTATGATTCATTCTATTCAGTTGATTTAGTAGTCGGTGCCAGTCAGTATGATATCGTCTATGGGTATTTCAGTAGCGTATGTGACACTAAAAATATTGCCAAGAACTTTACTGCGTTTTTATTCAGAATTGCACAAGAGACTAATATTGATGTTTTAACTTTGTTAGAACAGTTACAAGGCTCAGCAGATAAATTGCAGATGAATAAGATTATGGCGTATTATCTAAATGGATTTAAATCCAAGACCTCATTGTACGGCTCAGGAATTGTACCTAGACCGGTGCAACCTGTATCCAGAAACATAGTGCAATAACATGCCAAAATATGCACAAGGCATATTTACTCCTAAAAACCCTGCTAAATATGTAGGCAAACACGCGCCTAGATATAGGTCTGGATGGGAACTAACATTTATGACGTTTTGTGACACAAACAAAAATGTAATATATTGGGCAAGCGAGGCAATGACGGTCCCATACAAACATCCAATCACCGGTAAGATTACTAATTATATCCCTGATTTTTTTGTAATGTATGAAAACAAGTATGGTAAAAAAATTGCAGAGGTAGTTGAGATCAAGCCCAAAAAACAAAGCATTATTGAGAGCAAAGCGGTCAGTGCTAAAGACAGAATAGTGGTAGCTATCAATCACGCTAAATGGGCAGCGGCGATGGCGTATTGTAAAGCACAGGGGTATGCTTTCCGGGTAATAACTGAAGATGATTTGTTTTACAATGGCAACCCAAAGAACAAAAGATAATTACATTATGGGTACCATGTTCAGACTAAATAGTCTATGACAAAAAAATTGCAGGACCTTTTTGAGTTACCACAAGATGAAATAGATGGGTTAGCAATGCCCATACCTGACCACGCCGGAGAAATTACCACACTTGCATTATCCAACCTAGAAAAGATTGAAAATGCTTTACCACAAGTTAGGGGGTTGGAAACGGGTGATATAGAGATGGACTCACTTGCTAATTTAGCTATCAGTAGTTACAAAGACCTAATGGATCTTGGAATGCAAGTGGATAGTAGATTTAGTAGTGAGATATTTAATGTTGCGAGTGCTATGTTAGGTCACGCTATTACTGCAAAGACTGCTAAACTAAACAAGAAACTTAAAATGATTGATTTACAGCTTAAAAAAGCCGCATTAGATCAAAAGAATTCAGCTAAAGATGAAGAAGTAGAAAGCACCAGTTTGGGAGAGGGTAAGACATTAGATCGTAACGAACTCTTAAAACTCCTTGCAGTTAAATCTGTAGATAAATGATAAATACTAGATACAGGAATTTATAATGAAAAGTTTAAAACAATTTATCACCGAGAGTTTAAAAACCTATCAGTACACCATTAAAATTGCCGGAACCGTTGATAAAAACTTCTTAGATATGTTTAAGTACAATCTAAACAAGTTCGATCCGATTGATATCAGCGACCCGGTGCAAACACCTATACAAAAATCTCCATATGGATTTCCTAATTTGTCTAATGAATCAGTAACTATCATTAAAGCAAATTTCAGATATCCAGCCACTGAACCAATGATACAACAAGTTGCTCAGTTATTGGGATATAATATCAATATGGTGCGTGTTATCACTACCGGATATGATGATAGCATTAATGATGAAGCTGAAGGGTATGCAAATCAGATGAAAGAAAGTCCAGTTCTTACTCACGAAGAAATGGAAGACAACGGAAAAGAAGCTAATAAAGCATACGGTGATTCATATCTACAAAGTATCAAAGATCAAATGAAGGGCTCTACTATAAACATCCCTTATGAAGGTAAAAAGACACCGAATGCGTTTGACCCATTCAAAGCAATTCCGCAGGATCCCAAGGGAAATAAAAGCCCTATGAGTACTATCACTCGGGCACCCAAGCCAAAGACTGGTGCAGCGGCTTAATAATAAATAGGACGAAATAACATGGACTTTAAAAGTTTACTAACAAAAATCGGCGAACTCCAGCAGGTACAGGAAGCCAAAGAAGAGACTTCAACTGGCGTCAAGCATAAGGGCAAATATGGTACTGAGTATCAAGGTGACGCCGATGATGAAGACACTGATGGCGACAAGAAGAAAGCTAAAAAAGCTGTTGCACCTGCTGAAAAGCGTGGTCGTGGTCGCCCTAAAAAGGGAGCAGACTCATCTACTGGTAAATTAGCAACATACAGTGGTGCTAAAGACCTGCAAGATTACATAGTAGGTAATAAGCCAAGCAAGGCCGTTGACAAACTACCAAAGAAAAAGCACACGCTTAAAGACTGGGTAGAGCAGATTGAGGGCAAATACATTGTTGAAGCAGGTTTAGCAGTTCAACCAATGCCAACTACTCCGCAGCAAAAACAACAACAGCAAATGGCATCAAAGCCGGCCTTTATGATTAAAGACCCGGCAAATCCAACTGCATCAGCAATTACTACCAGTGATCCAGCAGTAGTTAAT